GGAGGATACCTCAATTGGAAATTCGGATGGGAGAATCTCCTATCCGATTTGGGGTCCCTCGGCCAACTGTTCCAGTCTGTCCAAGACCGGATGGAATACTTTAAGAGAACTTATGGTATTCCGACTCGTTTAGGCTTTAGTCGTAAAGATGTATGGGAACCTAATTACAGTTCCTATACTCTCGACTATAACGTCGCGGGTCACACTTGGTGGAGTTATCGTATAGCCCTCACCAAATTCAAATGCGATTATCGAGCGACTGCATGGGTAACGCAGTATCTCGATTACGTAGATGGATTTGCGGGCTTCATTAGAACCATGATAGGTGCTTTGGGACTTGACAATCCCGTCAAAGCTGTATGGAAAATAATGCCAATGAGCTTTGTCGTGGATTGGTTCTTCAATGTCTCACAGCACTTGGATAATCTGACTCAGCTTTCGCCTGCCACTGGTTGGAACGTTAGAAACGTTACACACAGTGTCAAGTATGAGCTTGAGTATGAGATTACCCAGCTTGGTGAGACGGATTCCTCGCAAGCGAGGACGCCGTCTATCATCAAGGTATCACGGTATGACAGGGAAGTTGGTCTTTCTTTCGATCTGGAACTGCTGAATCCAGACGAATTATCTGACTCTCAGCTAACATTGTTACTCGCCATGCTTCATCAGCTTGGTTGAGTTACAGCAATTAACAGGAGCCGATCCAATGTCGCTCACAGATACCCTTACGCTAGATGATGCGTCCGGGGACGATGTCGTGTATAATCTCGTTTCACGAGATTCTACTGGCACAGTCCGACGTGATATCGCTACATCCAACGTCTCTCCCGGTTTGCTTTCAATAAAGCATTCCGTGAGTGGCAGTGGGTTAAACACGGTAGATCGTCATCTGGTCCAGTTCACTCGAACTGTCCCAGACTCCGAGAACGTGCCTCGGACAGCCGTCGTGAATCTCACGCTGGCTATTCCGCAGGCGTCCGTTATTACATCAACTATCGTTAACGATTTAATCGCTAACCTTGTTGACCTCATTTCCGATGGCGGTTTTACCGGCTCCGGATTTGCGGGAATAACGAACATCACGGCCCTTTCGAGGGGTGAGAGCTAATGGGGGACTTTGCTAAGTTCCTCGTTACCCTCACTCAATCGAAAGCCTACAAAATTGCAG